AGCCTCTCTATGGGCAGTCGGTGATGGTGGATGTTGATGTAGGGGTTGGCCTCTCTGTCGCCCGCGGCGAGGCCCGCCGCTTGCTGGGAATGCCGGCATTCACCGACCACCTGGCTACCGCTTTATTCACCCGTGCGCGCTTTGATCCTGGCGTGGGGGCGCCTGATCTGCCGGCTGAGATTGACCGGCGCTAACGCAGTGGCATGCCGAAGCGGCACGGGCACCATCCGCCCGCCGGGTTCGCCCAACGCTTAGCGGGTGGTGCTGGGGATCAAACGCCTGCTGGCTGGGCGACTGCGCGCACCAGGGCCATGATTCCGGTCTGGATGTTGGTCTTGCCAACCGAGGCCCAGCGGAATGGTTCTGCCGCTAGGAAGCGTTCAAGTTCTGCGTGGCAGTCAGTGTTATCGGCATCCTCCGGGGCCTTGTCGAGCCCCTGTTGAATCAGCATTTGAGTCAGCTCGGATTGCAGCTCCAGCAACTCGCCGCCCTTGGCTTTGATCCGGTTTATCAGGTCGATTTCTGTCTGGCTCAGCTCGCGGTAGCCGGCGATTTTGCGGTGTTGGTTTTCCATGGGTGTGCTCCTGGTGGGTTTCCCGCCAGCCCCTCGCGGGAAGGGCTGCCGGTGAAGCCGCGATCAGGAGAAGTCGTGCACTTCGTCTTCAGTCCGCGCCACATGCCGGCCAAGGGTGTGGCTGTAGTAGTGGCTGCTGCTGTTTGAGCGGGTGGCCTCAAGGGGGCCGAGCTGGCAATTCAAGGCTGCGCGCTGATCGTTGACGTGAAAGCTGAAAACGCCCGAAACGGCGTCGGAGAAATAGGTGCAGCAAGTGAGCCCATGCTGGCTGTGGCGGTTGTAGTGGATAGCCTCGAACATGGCTGTGCTCTCCCTGGTTGGTTTCCCGGATGGCCCTGTCGCCAAGGCCATCGAGGAAATCGGGTGTTTCTGGCCTCCGTTATTCGGCACGGTGGGCTGGCCTGCCTTGCGGCTGTCTTGCTGTGCGTCTGCCGGGCTTCCCCGCCACTGCCCGCTGCCGCTACTGGCGTCGCATCGGGTGGCTGCACAACATCGCGTCCCTCGATATGGAGGCCGGCCAGTTCCAGAGCTGGCATGGGCGGGCTGTTTAGCTTGATCACCACCGGGTCATGGCCCGGTAAGTCCGCTGGTTCACGTCAGGTTGTCTAAAGAGCGGTGGCCTTTCGGCCTGGCCGTCGTTTCCGGCGGCGTTGCGAGATAAATTAACCGCCGGTTTCTATCTGGTCAATACCGGCGGTTAATTTATTTTTCAAGATGAGCCTCACCAGGGCAGGCTTGCGTGCAAGTGTTTGCCTCGATTACTGTATGGATATACAGCAAATGGAGAGGCTAAGACCGATGCCGAAAACCGAACAGAACGCACCGATGAATGCGATTGATCGCCTGGGCTTGCGGGTTTCCGCGATGATTCAGGCGCCTACTGCACAGCTAAACCGGCGGGTGACCATCTTCCAGTTGGATACAGACCCGGATCACGCCTGGCAGGCGATTCTGGAGCTGCTGCAGGAGACTGACGGGTTGAGCCTGGAGCGCCATGAGGACGGTACGGTGACGCTCAGCTGGGACGCGGCCACGGATGCTGATGAGCGCGTCGAGGATGTGGAGGCGGAGCTGATGCGGGTTGAGGTGGCGGAGGCTGGTGCGCCGTTCTGACTAGCGGAGCGAACTTCAACGCACAAACTAGCCTTATGAAGCTAAAATGTCGGCGCTGTTGAGATGGGCTGCGAAATGAAAGAAATTGAAATTAAACGACTTTTGATTCAAGAGATTTTAAGTAGCGATGATGTCGAAGTCGTCGCTCATGAGTTTTCTTTTGATTTTGGAAGGTGCCGTGCTGATTTGGTTTGCATTAAAGAAGGCGCTTTATATGGATACGAAATAAAGTCTGCGTTCGATAAAACAGTAAGATTGGAATCGCAGTTGAGTTCATATTTTCTGTTGTTTGACTATGTGACCGTAGTGTGTGACGAAAAACACCTCAGAAAGGTTCGGGAGTGTGCGCCTATTAGGACGGGGCTATATATTTGTGATGAGTCTGGAATTAGTAAAAGGAGAGCGCCGAAAAGAGTCATGAGAAAGAATGAACTCGTTTTGCTCGACGCTATGCCGTCAGACTATTTGCGGCGCTATTTTTCAGCGCCTTCTGCTCGTTCAAAATTTGAGCTTTGCCAGCATATCAAAGCAAACAACTCAAAGGATGACATTAAAAAAGGCTTTATGGACTATCTAGTGCACAGAATGGGGCCTCAAACAAGGATGCTTAAGGGGGATGTTAGCGGTGTCGTCACACTTGATGACTTTTATTCATTAGGCCTTGCAGCGGAAGACATCGCTTAGTTTTGGTATAGTTTCACTCGACTGGACATATAACGGTTGGCGCGCACCGAAATCCAGAACGATGGACTAATTCCTGATGGCTTCCCATTCGCAGCAGCCATAATTTCTTCATCTCCCCACGTGCCTAATGAAGAGTAGTGAGGGTTTTTCAGAACCTCCTGAGCGCATTTAATGTATGCGCCTTTGTCTCGCCTGAATCTATGATAGAAAAAATTCTCATCATTGCAAAAGTCTATGCGTGGCACAAAAGTTCCTCCACGCATTTCTGTTTGCTGAGCGTTAATTGATCCATAGTCTCCAAGTTTGATAAGAGGGAAAGCTTGCCTCAAGCTAAGGTTGACTCGGTGTTCAAGTATGCTGAATCGCCCGCTTTCATCTCCGCCTTCCACTGATACTACTGGCGGGAACGAACCCGAGATGGAAACTAGCTGCAGTAGCCAAGAGCGATTTGTTGATAGTTTGAAGATGGAACGAATGCTACTGCTGAACGTGCTCTTGATCTCATCAAGATTTCCTGTTGCTTTGAACTTTTTTCTGATGCATCCGGCGTCAAGCAATACATAAAGCTTGGTCAGTCCTAAGCTTGGGGATATCGCATCGAATATTTCTTTATATTCGTGCTCATCTAAGCCCGGTGGAATTCTAGCGGCTAGGATGGAATGGTTTCGACTGGCCAGTTGAACGAATTTTTTTGTTTCTTCGAGTTCGGGGTCTAGCTCAAAGTCGATATGTATGACCGGAATTAAAGAAAGATCGTGGTGCGCGTTCAGGAATTGCCGCCAGCACTCATATCCATTTTCCGGGGTCAGCAAAATCTTTGTTTGATCATTGACTTGATTGGTGTCTGTGGTTACGTCAAGAATGAAAGGCCGATCTCGCTGGATTTCACGGATCTGCGAGACTCTCTTGGCTATATCGCCTACACTATCTTTTTTGGTGATTCTAGATTTTGTTAGCTCGAAGATCGGTAGGGTTTTGCTAGCAGAATTGAAGTCAAGGTTGGATATGGCCCTAAGTTCCGCATCCTTAGTTTTAAGTATTGGATGATAACAAAAATTACTCAAGTCCATGCCCTGTCATTCCTAAGCTTTTAGCTCTTACCCGAACAGCGAGTGTAGAAACCTTGAAGTATCTGGATATCGCTTCGATGCTTCCGTTAAATGTTGATGCGTAGCGCCTGAAGTCACTTTCTGGCATCAGGAGTTCGCCGGCAAATCTATTTGCTTCAATCTCCATTGGGTTAGTTTCTCCGTTACGGAAGAAATTCTGGTCAATGAAGGTGTTTTTTGTATTCCTATGTCTTGCGAAGTGCGCTAGTTCATGCGCAATCGTAAATCGCTGTCTGTTAGGGTGGTGCAGGGCATTAACCTTTAGAGTCCAGCTATTCGAGTTCTCACTGAGGGTAAGTGAGCCTGATACTTCGTCGCTCATTGGGACGCATAGTAGCCGTACCCCTAGAATGCTCGTAAGGGAATATACGTCCAGGGGGTCTGTTTCTATGCCATGCGCCTTGGCAATTTCCCTAAGTTCATTGGGGGAATAATTGCGCGCAAGATCTCTCACAGTTTCGACGTTCGCTGTTCCGCTAGGCTTAGCAGATACTTTCTTTCTGATGAATGCCATGATTACTTACCCGGATAGCTTTGAGCTAGTTTCGGAAGTTTCTTCCGATCTGTCGAGGGAAGCTAGACGGCCGGTGATAATCTTAAGATCGTCCTTTAGGTCGTCGATATCTTGGCCCAACTCTTCAATTTCATCCCACACGTCGTTGTACGTTGCGTTAATCTTGCTTATTTCTTTCTTTGCTTTGCGTTGGACTAGCTTTGAGAAGCTGCTGCTATTTGTATATTCTTCAAATCTAGCCGAAGTTTCCCTAATCGCTTCTGCTTTGGAGGACGCTCTAATAATAAAGAATGCGACTGCAAGGATTGCAGCATTAAGTCCGACCAAGATGCTGACAATGGTTTGATAGAAAGAAACTTGCATCGACCATAGGGTGTCAACAGTGACTAGGGTTTTTTCGTGGAGCATTCTTTGTGCAACTATCTGCTCGTATTGTGTTAGATCAATGAACGGCTTCGTGGCCACGTATTTCGTATGACTTATGAGAATGTCTGTTATTGGTGTAAAGTGGATTAGAGCTAGTACAATTACTAGGCTTAATAGCGTGCAAAGTATCGTTGCCAATAAGAAACGCAAAAAGGCATTCTTTTGAACGCCGTCGGCAAGCTGTGAGCTCATATTAATGATCGCTCCGTGATCATCAAAGCCGCTTCGCATTCCATACTAGGAGCACTCGGGCTTGGATATAGGTTTCGTCGATTCGGATCTCTACAGGAGGGTAGAGTTCCTCCGCTTTTGAGATCATTTTGAAATGCTCAGCATCTACAATTTGTAGGCTCTTGATGTAAAAGTGACCCTGCCAGATAAACGCATATATCCCGTCTCCGGTGAATTCGCGGACGCTTGCGTCGACGATCAATGGATCCTTGTCTTGGATCGTCGGAGCCATGGACTGACCAGAACCTGTGATCAGCTTTAGGTGCGTTGGATCGTTGTATTTCACGCCCAACTCCCTGAGGTGCTGCTGACTGACTGTCACATCGCGGAACATCTCTGGAAAGTCATGGACCAGCTTGCCATTACCCATTGCTCCCTCGACGTCGTAATGCGCAATGCGAATCTCGTCGCCAACGGGCGCACGCCGAGAGAAGTCGGCGGTGATCACGTTGCCGGCTTTGTCTTCGGCCAGGCTGTCGGATACCGCCTGCAGTAGCCGCTGCTGTGCGGTGTCGGTGAGGGCCTTACCGTGTTTGCTCAGCATCTCCATTACTTTGGCAGCAGCGCCATAGCTTCCACTGTGTTCCGAGGCGGTCAACCCGCCAGCATCTATCTTGATTTCAGCAGAGAGGGGCTCGGCCATTTGGGAAATTTCTTTGGCCAAGCGAGGGCTGAAACGCTCAACCGGCTCTTCTATCAATCGTGCGAGAACTGCAGCGAACTTCGCGTTGAGCGGGTTAGTACCGTTTAGGTACATGGCGACCGCTGCTGGCGAAATTTCCGCTGCCTCGGCGAGCTTGGCTTGCGTGAGGCCAAGACTGTTTTTCTTCGAGATGAATAAGGCCTTCGCCGCTTCGCATTCAGCGCGCAGTTCCGGTGACAGCTCTTTTTTCTTCGTCATAGCTCGCAATCTAAACCGGAGGTTAATTCTATTCCTCAACCGCCGGTGTTGATGTAATGGTAACCGGCGGTTAATATCGCTGGCAGGAAGTTAATTCGAGGCACAGAGATGAAGAGAACCAAGCTGGCGGATCTGGTTGCCGAGCGTGGCCAGGCCGCAATCGCCAAGGCGCTTGGTGTCAGCGCTCCAGCTATCGCCAAGGCACTTACCGCTGAGCGAACGATTTTCGTAACCGAGCACGACGACGGCACTTTCACTGCCGAGGAACTGCGCCCGTTTCCATCGCAACCAGGCAAGACGCAGGCCGCCTAAGCCGTTCCCCAGTGGCTACCCCATGGCCACCACGATAAGAGGCAGAGCAGAACATGACTACGTCCAAAGCAGGACACGCCGTAACCCGTGACCAGGTGCTGGTGGCGCATGCCGCCGGGATGATCGCGCGCACTTCCCTGAGCACTGCTGACTTCGCCCATGCCCTGGCCGCCGAGCTGCATGCGCTGGCGCCGGGGAAGGCGGAGGCCGAAGGGGTGCCGAACTTCGCGGCGCTGGCCGAGGTGGGCGCGGCCGATCCGTTCATCAAGGCCACGGCCTCCTGGCTGAAGCGGGTGCAACGCTGGCTTGCCGGTGACGTTGACCTGCCGTCTTGGCTCGAGGAGGGCTGGGTGCTGGCGCTGGCGATCACCGACTGCCCATAG